AGGGAGGATGGTCCTTACACGCTGCAATTGTCCGACAACAAGAACATTGTTTATACGACCAATCCTGAGTACGAGTACGAGGCTGCTGTCCTTGTTCCGATAGACGACCCCTACGACCCTAGCCTCAACTTCCCGGTTGGCGCCGTGATTATCATCGTGGGCAGCAATATCTATCACAGTATCGGTCGTTACGACCCATACGCGCAAAGTCTTCCAAACATCAACGGAGGAACAGGCGGGCAGATAGGCAAAAACGTCGTAACCTTGGTCAAAACGGCCGCTAACACCTGGTTCTTCGGCTGATGGAAGAAGAACGGGATGACATGCAGAGGCAGGTGCTTGCGGCGGAGCGACTGCTCCGTGTTCGCAAGGCCCGCCAAAGCGTCATCGAGTTCACGAAGTTCACGATGCCCGACCCGGAGGATCCGGACGACACGAACCTATCTAGGTATCGCCCGGCCAAGCACCATGAGGTGATTTCGGCCGCGTTGGAGGAGGTTGAGGCCGGGCGGATGCCGCGGCTGATTATTACCATGCCGCCTCGCCACGGCAAGTCTGAGCTGGCTAGTCGCCGCTTTCCGGCTTGGTTCATGGGGCGCGATCCGTATCGGCAGTTGATTTTCTCGACTTACAACGACGATTTTGCCCAAGACTTTGGCCGTTCGGTGCGCGAAACCATGCGTAGTTCGGCCTTTCAGCAGGTATTCCCTGGCTGTCGGCTGCGTGCTGGCAGCGCCTCGGCGGACAAGATCCAGACCGAAGAAGGAGGCCTGATGAAGTTCGTCGGCCGTGGGGGCGGCTTGACGGGCCGAGGTGCCGACCTACTGATCATCGACGACCCTATCAAGGACCGCGAGGAAGCTGACAGCAAGTCGGTGCGCGACAAGATGTGGAGTTGGTTCACTGAGGCGGCCATGACCCGACTTATGCCCGGCGGACGGGTGGTTATCATCATGACTCGGTGGCACGAAGACGACCTGATCGGCCGGCTTACGGACCCTCGGAACCCCTGTTACGGCAAGGAAGAAGCCGAAAACTGGAACATCCTAGCCCTTCCGGCAATTGCCACGGACGACGATCCGATGGGCCGAAAGGTGGGCGAGGCCCTGTGGCCGAGCCAGTTCCCGATAGACGTGCTGGAAAAGATCAAGCGGCTCAACGCCCGCGGCTTTTCCGCCCTCTACCAAGGGCAGCCCACGCCCGACGACGGCGACTTTTTCAAGCGCGAATGGCTTAAAACTTACGATGGCCCCGATAAAATACCGAAGAATATTAGGATTTATGCTGCTTCTGACCACGCTGTATCGATTGCCCAGGACGCCGATAAAACGGTCCTGATGTGCGTCGGCGTGGACGAGGATGACAATATCTGGGTCCTACCAGACATATTCTGGCGACGGGCCCAAACCGACAAGGTTTGCGACGGGATGCTGGACATGATGAAGCGCCGCCGGCCGATATCGTGGCGGGCTGAAAAGGGGCATATCTCCAAGGCGATAGGGCCTTTCCTCAGGAAACGCATGCACGAAGAAAAGATCTACTGCCCGATCGAGGAGGTTACGCCGGTCAAAGACAAACAGACCCGGGCTCAGGCCATCCGCGGCCGTATGGCCATGGGAAAGGTCTACTTCCCTCGGTTCACCTCTTGGTGGTCCGAGGCGGAGAATGAGCTGCTCAAGTTCCCATCGGCCAGGCACGACGACTTTGTGGATACCCTTGCGCATATCGGCATGGGGCTGCACTTCCAGGTGGGCGCCCAGCCGTCCGAGGTTATGCGCTCAGGCCCGGCGTGGGGATCGCTTGCTTGGGTTAAACAGGCCAGCAAGACGATGGTATGGCGCGAAAACAGGTTGAAAAGTATCTGGTCTTGATAACACTCTGAGAAAATGGAAAACGACGAACCCATCGAAAGCAAATTCCCGGAACCCTCCGAGCAGGAGAAACCGAAGTCCGGCGTCGTCCGAAAGCCCGACGAAAATCAGTCCCGTTCCAGCAAGGCTCTGGTCAATGAATGGCAGGACCGAATAATCCGCGCCAAGAAGCATTGGGACAAGGCCCATAAAACCATGAAGCAGGACATGGATTTCTTCATGGGCAAACAGTGGCCCTACCCGACCGAGCACGACGAGCGATACGTTGCTAATATCGTCCAAAGTCATATCAAGCAAAAGGTCGCTTCTCTTTACGCCAAGAACCCGAAGGCTGTCGCCAAGCGCCGGAAGACCATGGATTTCGCGATCTGGGGCGAAGAATCATCCGAGCTTCAGGCGGCCCAGACTCAGAATCAGATCACGATTCAGCAGACCGGCATGCCGGACCCTCAGGCCATGGCCCTGATGGAAGACGTGTCGCAGGGCATGATGAAGCGCGCCAACATCGAAAAAGTCGCGCGTACGCTGGAAATCATCTTCCATCACATCCTTGAGGATCAGGACGTGAAGACGCAGATGAAGCAGCTGGTCCGTCGAACCTGCGTCACCGGCGTCGGTTACGTCAAGTTGGGCTACCATCGAATGATGGAAAAGCGGCCCGAAGACGCCGAGAAGATCACCGATGCCACCGAGGAGTTGAAGACGCTCGAGCGCCTGATGGCTGACAGGCAGGATGACATTTTTGACGAGAACAGCGCCCGTGCCGAGCAGCTGAAGATCCTTCTCCACGAACTCTCCGAGAAGGAAGAGCATATCGTCAGCGAAGGTCTGGTCTTTGACTTCCCTCAGTCCCAGACGATCATCGTGGACCCAAAGTGCCGGCAGCTCCAAGGCTTTATCGGCGCCGATTGGGTTGCCCAGGAGTTCATCCTGAACGTGGACGAGGTGAAGGAGATCTACAACGTCGATCTCGGCAAGACCTACACGCGCCACGAAGATCAGGTCAAGAAGCTGCACGATGGCAACGACAAGGGCGATGAGTGCAATCTTGCTCGCGTGTGGGAGATCTACAACAAGCGCGACGGCATGCGCTACGTCATGGCCGACGGCTATCCTGAGTTCCTCGAGGAGCCCGGCTGCCCCGAGATCAAGCTCAAGCGTTTCTGGCCTTTCTTCACGCTCGTCTTCAACGAGGTTGAGAATGAGCGCGAAATCTACCCTCCGTCCGACGTTCGGCTGCTGACTCCGATCCAGCGCGAGTACAATCTCGCCCGCCAGCGCCTACGCGAGCACCGGAACGCCAACCGCCCGCTTTACGTCACCCCCGTCGGCTCGCTTTCCGAGTCCGACGTTCGCAAGCTGATCGACCGCTCTCCGAACGAAGTCATCCAGCTCCAGGCTATCCAGCCCGGCCAGAAGGTCAGCGACGTCCTCCAGCCGGTCATGCCCATCCCGATCGACCCGTCCCTTTACGACGTTTCGATGTACATGGAGGACATTTACCGCGTAATAGGCTCTCAGGAAGCCAACATGGGTGGCACTGGAACCTCCACTGCGACCGAAGTTTCCGTCGCCGAATCCAGCCGCCAGACGGCCATGGGGTCCAATGTCGATGACCTTGACGAGTTCCTGACCGAGCTCAGCAAGGCCTCTGGCCAGATTTTGCTGACCATGATGGACCCGTCCACGGCCCAGAAGATCGCCGGCCCCGGCGCCTCTTGGCCCACCCTTACGGCCCAGGAGATTGCCGATAACCTCATGCTCGAGATACAGGCCGGCAGCTCTGGGCGCCCGAATAAGGCCGCCGAGATCGCCAATTTCGAGCGCCTGGCGCCCACCCTGCTCCAAATTCCGGGCATCGACCCGTCTTGGATGGCCAAGGAAGCCGTGCGCCGCATGGACGACTCCATCGACCTTACGGACGTCATCAAGGGCGCCCTTCCGTCGATCGTCGCCCAGAACGCCGCCAAGGAGAACGCCAACCTTCAGGCCGCGCAGGGCAATCCGCCGGCCGAACCTGCCGCCCCGCCGGCTCCGGTCGGGCATCCGATGGGCGGCCATGCGGCCAGCCCTGAGGAGATGGCCGGCGGTCAGATGCAGCCTAGCAACGGAGAGCTCACTCCGTAATTGACAATTTCCCACCATGAGTAACCATACCGAAGTGCAAGAGACGCTAAATCAGGCAGAAACGGCTCCGTCGGCCGTTGACACTAACATCAACCAGACGCAGGAAACTGCGCCTATTGAGAACAATCGGGCCGATGTGCCTCAGTCCGATCAGGGTTCTTCCGACGCTAATAATTCCGCCGGCACGTCGGCCGCGGGCGACACGGACGCTAAAAAGAAAGCCACCCTGTTGGACGTCGTAAAAAACGTCGCAAACAAGGGCAAGCTTGACTCAGACTCGTCCTCTGAGGGGGAGCAGACGAAATCCGCTGACGGGACTATCGCCGATGCGGCTGGCAAGGACGGCCAGCAGCAGAAGGTTGACCCCGAAAAGCAGGCTGAAAAACTGCCATTCCACAATCATCCTCGCTGGCGCGAGATGCTTGCCGAACGCGACTCCTTGAAACCCAAGGCGGAGCAGTACGACAAGATCACTACGTTCATGACGTCCAACGGCCTATCCGCAGAGGAAATGGCCGAAGGTATCGGTATCATGGCGCTGATGAAGAACAATCCTGCCGAGGCCTATAAGGCGCTCCGGAAACACGCTGATTTGCTGGCTGTATATGCCGGCGAGGCGCTTCCTGACGACATTAGGGCCAAGATGGATGACGGCTTCATTGACGCGGAAACGGCCAAGGAACTCGCTCGCCTCAAGGCCGAGCGTCAGTTCGTTGAAACTCGCCAGCAGCAAGAGGTTGAACGCCAACAGCAATATCATGTCGAGATGCAGCGCAAGCAGATCCATGATGCGGTGGCAACGTGGGAAGCAGCCGAGAAGGCCAGGGATCCGGACTGGTCCAAGAAATACGAGATGGTGATGGAACGTGCCCAGGTGCTCATCCAGAACGGTCAGCCCAACAGCCCGCAAGAAGCCGTCGAGTTCGCCAAAAAGGCGCTCGCCGATGTAAATGCCCGGCTCCGGCCCCTCTCTGGTCGCTCCATTGGTCTGCGTAATCCCACCAGCTCCATGTCGTCCGCCAGCGCCCGACCTGTGCCGCGTTCTTTCGAGGACGCTGTTCGTTTGGCAATCCAACAATAAACTACCATGGCCTTCACCACCGGCGAACTCGAAAACATCGCCAACTCCGCCCTCGACTTCTACGTCAAGGGCGACGCTATGGCCCAAACCATCCAGAACAAGCCCCTGCTCAACCTTCTCACGAAGCGCCAGCAGACCTTCCCTGGTGGTAAGGGTTATATCGACCTCCCCGTCGTGTTTGATTACACGACTTCCATCATGGGTTACACCCATAATCAGGAAGTTAGCTACCAGAACCCCGCCAACACGAAGCGTATTCGCTATCCGTGGGCGGAACTGCACGCTGGCCTCTCCGTGACCTTCACGGAACTGAAGCATGACGGTATCTCCGTCACCGACTCCGCCACCGGCGAATCGACCTCCAAGCACTCCAACCGCGACGTCACCGTCTTGACCAACATCCTGAAGGCCAAGATGGACGACATGGCGGAAGGTTGGGCCCGCGGGTTCAATACGCTGCTCTGGCTGGACGGCACCCAGCAGGAAAACGTCTTCGCTGGCCTGTCCAAGTACATCCGTCCGGATGCCACCATCACGGGCACGACCGATCTGAACGCCACCGGCACCACCGGCGGCATCGACCGCGCGACCAACCCGCTGTGGCGCAACCGCGCGGCCAAGTGGACCTATGCCACCGGCGAAACCCGGATCATCGACGGCCTCCGCTCGGAGGTCCGCCAGCTGACCCGCTACGGCGGCAAGCCCGGCACGATCGTCTGCGGCTCCGGTTTCCTCCAGAAGCTCGAAAAGGAAGTCCATTCCAAGGGTCTCTACACCCAGTCTGGCTTCTCCAAGGGCTTCGACGTGTCGATCGGCACCATCAGCCTCCAGGGCATCGGCGAGTTCATGTACGACCCGACCTTGGACCAGATCGCCGGCTACGCCGCTGGCGAAACCACCCGCACCAACTACGCCTACATCATCGACAACGATGCCATGCAGCTGTACGTCATGGACGGTGAGGACAAGAAGACCCACAACCCGGCCCGCCCGGAGAACGTCTACGCGATCTACAAGTCGATGACGTGGACCGGCGGTACGGTTTGCAAGCGCCTGAACAGCTCGGGCGTGTACGTCGCCGCCTAAGCGGTCTTGACCAACCCAAGGGCCCCTCTGGCAACGGAGGGGCCCTTTTTATTGTTGCGCGGACCGGAATGACGGGGAGACTGTCTTCGTATGCAAACCGCCATCGCCGAAATCCTCCTCCACGGGGACATGCTGAATACCGTCGTCAAGCGCATCTCCGCCGCCGAGGTGCCCATCCTGCGCAAGATCCACGGCGCCGAGTCCGTCATCAAGTTCCGTGAGTTCGAGGTGTCCAATGCCACCCATAACGAGGAGATTGAGCGCCTCGAATCCACCTACGGCCCGGCCGTGCGCAAGATCTACGCCGGCCCCGTGCCCCGCATTGTCACCACCTTTTCCGAGGTCGGCGTCGAGGGCTTCGAGCCCCCGGCCCCGGTCTTCGAGAAGAAGTCCAAGCTCCTGAAGGACAACTAAGATGGCCCGAGGAACGACCCTTCTTGAGCTGCGGGACATGCTCCGCGCCGAGATCGGCGCTTCCTCGAACGTGGCCGTCGGCGTGAATACGATCGAACAGTACGATCACCTTCTGCGCCGCCAGCAGCAGCGTCTTTGGGCTGACCACGACTGGGATTTCGCCTACATCGAGCGCGACGAACCGCTGCTAAGCGGCCAGCGCTATTACGCGTTCGATAACGAGATAGACTCCGATAACATAATCAGCGCTCACCTTCGATACGGGGATATCTGGCATAACCTGGAGTATGGTATCGGGCCTCAGCAGTACAACTTCCAAGACTCAGACATGGCCCTGAACCAGTCCGAACCTTGCGTTCGCTGGCGCCA